AAGTTTTAGCAACAAATGGTAGTGGAGTATTGTCTTTTGCAACTGCAAGTGCAAACACCCCATCAAGTGCAGATGGTCAAGCATTAGGTTCTGCTTCATTAGAATGGTCAGATTTATTCTTAGCAGACGGCGGTACAGTTACTTTTGGTAATGACCAAGATGTTATATTAACCCATGTTGCTGATACTGGTTTAACCTTAAGCCATGTTGCAACTGCTGATAACAAACCTATTGTATTACAATTAAAGTCTGAAGAAGATGTAATTGTTGCAAACGAAATTATTGCGTCATTAGAATTTGCCGCTGGCGATTCAGACGGAACAGATGGGGCAACAGTCGCAGCTGGCATACATGCTATTGCAGAAGGAACATTCTCTGCATCAGCAAACGCAACTAAGTTAGTATTCACAACTGGTGTTTCAGAAACAGCGGCAGCAAGTGCAACTGCAAAAATGACACTTAGCAGTGCTGGTTTACTTACGGTTGCTGACGATATTATGATTAAAGACGGTGGTACGATTGGTGTTGCATCTACTAATGATGCAATTACAATTTCATCTGCTGGTATTGTAACATTTAAAGATGATATTCTAATTAAAGATGGTGGTACTATTGGTGTGGCTTCTGCCGCAACTGCAATAACAATTTCTTCTGCTGGTATAGTAACTCTTGTTGATGACCTCATAATTAAAGATGCTGGAACTATAGGCTCTGCAAGTGCTACTGGTGCAATCGCAATATCATCTGGTGGTATTGTAACATTTGTAGATGATATTCTAATCAAAGATGGTGGTACTATAGGTGCTGCTTCTGCAACTACTGCAATAACAATAGCATCTAGTGGTATTGTAACATTAGTTGACGATTTAATTTTAAAAGATGCCGCAACAATTGGTGTTACATCATCAACTTCAGCAATTAGTATTGCATCAACAGGTATTGTTACTTTAGTAGATGACTTAATTTTAAAAGATGCGGCAACTATAGGGGTTACTAGTTCAACATCAGCAATTACTATTGCATCAACAGGTATTGTTACTTTAGTAGATGATTTAATTTTAAAAGATGCTGCAACCATAGGTGTAACATCTGCTACAGGTGCTATATCAATTTCCTCTGGTGGTATTGTAACATTTGTAGATGATATTCTAATCAAAGATGGTGGAACAATAGGTGTTGCTTCAACTGCAGCTGCGATTACTATTGCTTCAGATGGAGATATAACAACTAGTGCTGATTTAACTATAGGTGCATTATTTAAAATGCCAGATGTTACTTCTACAAAAATATTAGTTGCAGACGGAACTAGTTTTCAAGAGGTTGCTATAAGTGGTGACATAACAATAGCAAATACTGGTGCAGTAACTATTGCTGCAACTTCAGTTGAAGGTTCTATGTTAAATAATAATGTGATATCTGGACAAACTGCTTTAACGTCTGGTCTTGCAACTACAGATGAGTTATTAGTAAGTGATGGTGGAACACTTAAACGAATGGATGTGAGTGTACTAACTGCATTAACAGATGCAAGTTCCGCCGATTCAGCAGTTGCTCTTGCAATCGCACTTGGTTAAGTGTTATAAATAAGAGGATAAAGGAAAAAGAAAATGGCAAATACATTCAAAGTCGTTACATTTGCAGCCGAACCAGCATCAGCTGGAACTCCGTTGGTAATGTATACAGCAGCAAGTAGCACAACAACAGTTGTTCTTGGTTTAATACTGACGAACCTAAATACATCTCAAGTTACCGCTACTGTTCGATTAGTTAGTGACACAGCAAATAGAGCCGCAGCAAACAACGTAGCAAATGGAACAAGTATACTTATAAATGCAGCTCCCATACCTGTAGGTTCATCTTTAGAGGTACTTACTGGTAGTAAGGTTGTTTTGGAAACCACAGACCAAATTACTGTGGACTGTAGTGTTACCGATAAACTTTCAGGCACATTAAGCATAATGGAGATAACATAATATGTCTTACATTGGTAATGCTGTACCAGCTATATTTCAAAGTAGACCTTCCGTTGTAAGATTTAATGGAGATGGTTCTGATACTACCTTTGCTTTAGGTAGGGCTATTAGCACAGTACAAGATATACTCGTAAGTGTTGATGGAGTTGTCCAAGATACAGCAGCTTATACTGTGCCAGATGGTTCAACACTAACATTCTCAGCCGCACCTTCAAGTGGAACAGGTAACATATTTGTTCACTTCCTTGACTTAGCAGGTGGTAACATAACTCCTGCTGAGGAGTTCAAGGGTAACTTTTTAAGTGGTGGATTGTTTAGGACTAACGCACAAACCTTAGAAGAAAATATTACAATTACTGCGACAACAAATGCACAAGTTACAGGGCCTATGACTGTAAATAGTGGTATAACTTTAACTGTTAATTCTGGTGGAAGGGTGGTGGTCACATGAGTACATTAAAAGTAGATACCTATTTAACTCGTGGTGGTGCATCAGAGATAGCCATTGATAAACTAAAGGGTGTAACTACAGCAGATGTAATTAATGTTCAAACTGGTAGTGTAACATCAGTTTTACAATTAGGAATTGCATCTCATGTCTTACACTACAACCACAAAACACCTGCTAACTTAAACTCGCTTAATACAAGTGGTGTGGTAGATGATGCAGTTGGAGAATATACAGTAACAGTAACATCAGCTTATGTTGATTTAACTCATATATTTACTAATTCAAATAATTTTAACACTAATGGTGAAGCAGACCCAGCTGGTGGGCAATTACACCAAGATAACTCAAATGGTAATGAAGTAGCTCCTACCACAACTGCTTATAAAGTAAGGACAGATGGAACAGGTGATAATTCTAAAGATTTAAAATATAACTATACAACAATACTTGGAGAGCTCGCATGAGTGAAATAGTCTTAGATACCATAACAGGTAAGTCAACTGCAACCACAGTAACCATTGGTTCAACACCTGTAGTTAGTGCAAGTGCAACCTCTATGACTATTAGAGGTGAGGGTTCAGCACAGACAAGTATTCAGCAAGGGTTACTAAAACATTGGGTTAACTTTGGTATGGATGACGCAGCAATTAATGACAGTTTTAATAACACAACTGTTACTGATATTGCTGCTGGAGACTATACTGTAACCATCGCTAATAATTTTGCCAATGCTGTTTACGCTATTTCATTTGAACAAACGTATGTAGATGGACATGGAACTTCTGGTCATCAATCCTCTGACACAACTAAAACCACAACACTAGTTAGAGTTTATGCTTTTAGAATAGATACTGGTTCAGCATCAGATACAGTAGAAGCTATGGTACAATCAGCAGGAGACCTCGCATAATGGCAAACGGAACAATAGCATTTGATACATTATCAACAAGTGGACAGATAAGTGGAATAGCAGTATCTTTAGATACAGATTACTTGGCATATGGTAGTGCGAAGGCTTGGGCTAATACTTCTGGTGTTGGCACACCTGCTTTAGCTGATAGCTTTAATGTGACAAGTGTCGCAGATAGAGGTACAGGGGTAGAAACATTTACCTTTACAAATGCTATGGGCAATATAAACTTTTCTACATGTGCATTATCTGACCATAATTCAGAGGGAGTAACTGTACAAATTGTACCTGATTTCGCTAACACAACAACGACATCAACATTGTCATCTGTCAATACTGGAGGTACTGCAAGAGATACAGATAAGAGCATCCTAATACACGGAGACCTAGCATGACAATAGAAACACCAGAATTTCAAGGAACTCATTTGTGGAACAGATTGGGTTGGGCAAAAGAAAACCTTGAGATGGTTAGAAGTGAATACTGTGTAGTATGGGAAGACCCAGAAGAACCAGATGCACCAGCAAAGGTTACACACCCAGACCCAAATTGGATGGCGTGTGCATTACAAGGGGGAATCTTACCTCCAGTAGAATCTTACTGGGAACTCAAAAAAGATGAGAATACGCCTGGATTTGTTAAACACACACGAGGCCCAGAACTTCTTCATAAC